TAGAGGTGAAGCCCGTAGACGTGCCCCTGATACCACAGGGCGCAGCTCCCACAGACAAAGACGACTACTCAATTTTCTAACCCGCAATTAGTAAAGTACAAACAACTATGACACAGACAGAAAAACAGGCCATTGCAGCAAGCCTTAAGAATTACTGCGAACAGAAGGGCAGCCAGAATAAAGCAGCCCGTAGTATGGACATTAGCAGCGCAACCGTTAGCAAGGTGCTGGCAAGTGACTGGGACACTATCAGCGACGACATGTGGCGCAGCATAGCCGCAAAGGTAGGCCACGACGGTACGCAGTGGCAGATAGTTAAGACATCGGCCTACGAGCGCATGACGTTCCTGCTGACGGAGGCACAGCGTGACAGTCTGGTACTGGGCGTTACCGGCTTTGCAGGCTGCGGTAAGACAGAGGCCGTTAAGAACTACGCACAGGGTCACAGAAGCGTGTACCACCTGTGCTGTTCTGAGTACTGGACAATGCGCACTTTTATCACTAAGCTGCTTAAGAGTTTAGGCATGAGCCAGACGGGCGGCACTACGAGCGACCAGATGGACGCAATAGTAGAGCGACTGCAAGAGACTGACACGCCGCTTATCGTACTGGACGAAGCAGACAAGCTGAAAGACCCCGTGCTGTACTTCTTTATCAGCCTCTACAACCAGCTGGAGGGTCAGTGTGGCATTGTACTGTGCGCTACCGACTATCTGCAAAAGCGCATTGAAAGAGGTCTGCGCTTTGGCCGTAAGGGCTATGAAGAGATACACAGCCGCATTGGCCGCAGGTTCGTAAAGCTGCAAGTTATCAACGAGGCCGACATAGCCGCTGTGTGCAAGGCCAACGGCGTAGACGACAGCCAGACAATAAGGAACATTATTGCTGACGCAGACAGCGACCTGCGCAGGGTTAAGCGTGCCGTATGGGCAGCGAAGAAAGGAGGCAAGGCATGAAGACATACCGGCTTATGGTATCACAGACTTTCCCCTGCACGCATAGCCGTGCGGGAGAAAGCACTGGTTTCCCAAAGAAGCTAATGGACGGCAGAAAGCTGCACACCATCAGAGGCAATGCCGAATGGTGGGAGCAGGTGGCCAAAGAGATAAACGACGGCGTGGCAGTTCTTAGCGTTCGTGTGTGGCAGGGCAGACCCTACCGGAGCAAGCAGAAAGAAATCATGCAGGTTACGAAGCTGGGCACGCAGCGCATCAGTATGTCATGTGACAGCATGTTCCCTTTGCCTACTCCGTACATTGACGGCAAAAGCGTGGACGTGTTCTGCGTGGCGGCAAACGACGGTCTGGACAGTTCGGACTTTATAGAGTGGTTTTTCCCAAAGGGCACGGGCTGCTTTAGCGGTGTCGTGCTTCACTTCACAGATAGACGTTATTAAGACTATGGCAGAAGTAAAGGACTGGACAAAGAAGCAGCGTATAACAGTGGGCATGAAATCCGCTGACGCTGGCAGAGCGATGGAAGAGTGGCTGCACAGGGCTGCACCGTGTGACGTACACGTGCGCAGGGCAAAGACAAAGGGCTGGATATGCTTTGTAGTGGACACTGTGCCTGAAAAGGAGCCGGACGGCGTGTACTGGTTAAGCTGGTGCGTGCAGCATTTCGACTGTAAGGCAGACATCAAAGAACTGTAAGACTATGGCAAGAGCGATAAGTAATAAGAACGTGTTACAGGCGCGGTTTGACGTGGCCGAGTTTGACGGTGCTTTCAAGGCCAGCTTTGGCAAACCGGAGCTGCGCGGCACATGGCTGATATACGGCGGCAGCGGCTGCGGTAAGACGACGTTTGTCATGCAGCTGTGCAAGTACCTTACAAGGTTCGGGCGTGTGGCCTACGACAGTCTGGAACAGGGCTTGTCGCTGTCGCTGCAAAAGGCATGGGAGCGTGTGGACATGGCAGAAGTGGGCACACGCATCATACTGCTGGACAAAGAGAACCTTAAGGACTTGACGGCACGCCTGCGTAAGAAGCAAAGCCCCGACATCATAGTCATAGACAGTGTACACTACTGGCTGGGCTTCAAAATGGGCGACTATGTGAAGCTGCGCACAGCCTTTCCCGATAAGCTGTTTATCTTCATAGCGCATGAGAAAAAGGGAGAGCCTAAAGGCACGCTGGCGCAAAACATCAGGTACGACGCAGACATCAAGGTGCGCGTGGAGGGTTACAAGGCTTTTACTACTACGCGCTACGAGGTGGCCGACAAAGGCGAGGGCGGCGCAGACTTTGTGATATGGGAGCAGGGAGCCGCAGAGTACTGGGCAAACCTGACGAAGTAAACGGAACAAAAACGTAACATTGGCAATGAAAGAAAACAAGACAATGGACGAAATACACAGGGGTCTGCTTAAGAAGTTCCACACGCTTTGCAGCCTGCTGGGTATGACAGACGACGAAAAGCGCGCGCTGATAGAGGGCTACGGTGTGGAGAGCAGCCGCGACATAGACACGCACGACCTTGTGGACATCTGCGGCACGCTGTCGGCAGAGGTAAACAAGAAAGAGGGCAACGACATTGACAAGCTGCGTAAGCGTTGCATGGCCAGTATAGGCGCATGGCTGCGCAGTGAGGGTAAGTACCAGAACGCGGACATTATCAAGGGCATTGCCTGCCGCGCCACTGGCCACGACGAATTTAACAAGATACCGCGCGAGAGGCTGCGCAACCTCATAGCCACTTTTAACAACAAGGTAAAGGACGCGGAGGCCGTTGGCCGCATCGTATCAGGTGAGGCAGAAGAGAAGCCGAAAGTAATACGCCTGACCCCAAAGGGTGAGGTATAAGTTTAACCAATAAAACAAATAGCAATGAAAGTAAAGGAGTATTTCAAGAGTCTGGGTAAGGTGGCACTGGTATCACCTTTCCTGCTGGCAGGCATTGTCGTGCTTGCTGTTGGCATTTTCGTGAAGAGTGCAGGCATGTGCCTTATGGGTGACTTTGAGGCCGCCACAAAGGAAATAAAAGATTTTTGAGCAATGAAGTACAAAGTAGTAGTTACAGAGCTGGTGCAGCACAGCAAGCTGCCACAGTGGGCGTTACAGCTTAAGTTACAGCTGTCGCAGTATTACAAGGGTCTGACGTGGCCAGACAAGAAAGAGTGCCTGCGTCTGATAGACCGCGAAATAGACAGGCTGCTTTTCGTCGTCAGGAACGAAGAGAAGAGCGGCAAAGTGATTAACCGCCGCATCGAGGGTGACGAAATGACCGTGTTCAGCGGTTACAAGGAAACGCCCCTGCTGCGCATCAGCTTTGAAGAGAATGGCACAGCTTAGGCTACAAGCAGAGCGCGCCATCAAAGAGCTGGGCATCGAGTTGGACACAGCGGAATATATCAGCTTTCTGCGAGAGGTTGCAGAGTGGGCAACAGAGCAGGCCGACATGCTGGAGTTTAACTTAGAACTGCGAGAGGATCAAGATTAACAAACAGTATTTAATAACCCATTAAACAGTATTCAAAAATGGAAACAAAACAGGTAAGCATGAGTGCAGAAGAGCTGGCACAGTTTGAAGCATTCAAGAAACAACAGGAGAAAGAGGCAGCTGCAAAGCGTCGTAAGGAAAACAGGGAGGCATACGCCCAGCTGGTAGACGAAGAGATAGACGCAGCCCTGCCAGAGCTGAAGGACTTGTCGCAGCAGATAGCTGCCGTTAAGTCTACCGTTTACGGCAACTTTGCCGAGGTTCTTAAGATGAAAGCCGAGGTTATGGGCTTGACACAGGACGGGCAGAAGAGCCACACGTTTACTAACAGCAAGGGTGACAAGCGCATTACGCTGGGCGTGAACACCGTAGACGGCTACCGTGACACCGTGGAAGACGGCATAACAATGGTGCAGCAGTACATACAGAGCTTAGCCATTGACGAAAACAGCCGCGCGCTGGTAAAGACTGTGCTGCGCCTGTTGAGCCGTGACCAGCAGGGCAATATCAAGGCCAGCCGTGTGCTGCAACTGCGCCGCATGGCAGAAGAGACAGGCAACGACCAGTTCATAGAGGGTGTACGCATCATTGAAGAGAGCTACCAGCCTACCACTACAAAGCAGTACATCAGGGCAGAGTATAAAGACGAAAAGGGCATCTGGCGTAACGTGCCGCTGTCCGTTACCGACGTAGGATAAAAAAAGCGTGCTTTGCCCGTTTCCGACCGCCGCACGCCCCCATTTTAGTAAAGGACGCTGCAAAGATACAAAAAAAATGGGAATGGGCAAAGCAAAACACCACAAAAATACTATTGAGCGTACTAAAAAGATACGTGCAATAACAGAAAGGTACTACGAGGCTGGCAATAACAGCCGCTGTTACAAGGCAGTGTGGAAGAAATATATTTACCCAATATATCCCATGTGTTACAGGACTTACCTAAACTACCTGAACATACCCACACCGCCACCGCCGCCACCTACGGCAATACAGCTGACACTTTTTGACTTCTTAGACAAGCACCCCAACTGTTGAGGTGCTTGTTTTTTATTGCTCTGGCTGCTGCTGTTCTGTCAGTACCAGCCGTGCTGCCACCTGCGTGCCACGCGGGCGTGCTGCGCTGGCATCTGTTATGCGCGTTGTCCATCGCTCTATGCTCTCTATGAGTTCAGCGTGGTTGTGGTTGGTGGCCGAGGCCGTATGCTGGAACGTGGCAAAGCATTCGCCGCGCAGTCCTGTCATGGCACTGTTTATGTCGTTTATGGTATCGAAGAAAGACAGTGCCTCTGTCATGCGCTTGTCTTTGCTGCCGTTGTAGCTCATGGCACGTGTGACAATGTGCAGGCGTACTGATACTTCAGCAGTGCGCACGTGGTTGGCCTGCTGGTGTACGTCGTACTGTTCAAACTCAATGAAGACGGCAGGCAGCGGCCATGTGTTACCCGTCTGGAGGGTTGCTATGTGTTCGTTCCACAGGTCAATGAACTTGACCGCTGGCACCTGTTCTGTAAGCCTCTGAACAATGGCCAGAAAAAGCTGTTTTCTCATTTGCTTGTTTTTATGAAGTTAGACAAATTCATATTGAACTTTTGCAGGTTGTCTTCTATCACGCCGCGTATGAGTTCCTGCGTCTGCGGGCTGTCGCCTATGAACTGACGCTGCGGCATGTTAAAGCGTCGCTGGTGTGCGCGTACCGTGTAGGTCTTACCCGACTTGTAGTGCTTTCGCTGGTGTTCCCTGACAGTGACGTAGCCCGTGCCGCCCTCATTGTGTACGGTGGCATAAGGCACAGACGAAGAGAAGCGCACGCCGTCACCCTGTACCTCTGACTTAATGCTGCGGCGCATCTGGCCAGTAACGACCAGCAGGGAGCCGTTAGCCTTTGGGTCTTTGCGTTTCTTCCATGCGTTGGTAAAGAACGCCTTACGCTCGAAGTTACGGTCAAACTCTTCTGTCAGCTCTACGCGCATGTCAGAAAGTATGTCCTTTTTGAGCTGTTCGCCACTGATTTGGTTAGCCATTCTGCGCTATTTTCATTAAGGCCAGCCCAGCCAACGCCAGACCTAAGCCGATTTGTGCCTCTTTGTCGTCGAGCTGTTGCAGGTCTACGTTTATAGGCTCTTTTGTCAGCTTCTGCCACAGTTCGTCGTCAGTCTCAAAACCTGCCAGTTGTGCGAACATTCCGAACGCATCACGGTTAATTTGGGTGCTAATTGTAACTTTTTCCATGTCAAACGATTGTTATTTGAAATAAAATGTTTATCTTTGCGGCATGAATATACCCGAAAGCATCATAAAAGCCGCCCGTGAGCTTGTAGAGCAGTACGGCAGTACCTTTGACCATCTGGGAGAGTACAAAGGTCAGGAGGCTTATGTTTTCTGCTTTCCAGAAGACAGCGAGACGGGTTTCCCCTTTGTCTATTTGCTTGCACCTGACGGCCACGTTACAGAGGTCACAGGCTTTGACGCTCTGGACATTATCAATGCCTTAGCGGTCGAAGATGTCAGCGTAGGTGTCGTCGAATAGCTTGTTATCTACCCTTAGAATACCGCGCCCCCTTGTAGGTGTAGCCGTACCGTCAGCGGCCAGTGCCTTAATGTCCCTGTACTCTCTTTTAGAGCCTTTAGAATTGTCGTTCTGCGGCTCAATATAGCGCAGTTCCCCGTTAGGGAAACGCTGCAATATGGTAGCGTGTCCGTTCCATTTATTGCCTTTCCATCCTATTGACAGCTCGTAAATACCCGTTTCCTTACATACCTCATTGAAGTACTCCAAATATCTGCTTTGGTTCATTCTGTTGTAGCCCTTAGCCTGCATCCACTGCAATGTGCCTACGGGTGTGGCAGGCGTGCCGTCGAGGTTACGCCATACCTCAAAGGCGTGGCCACGGCTAAGGTAGTCAAGCTTAGTGCCAGGGCGATTTGATTTTGCCCTAACATTGAAGCCCATAATACGCAGAACGTATGCAGGTGCGCACGTCTGGCAGTTGATAGAGTAGCCGCGTTCTTTGCCTAAGTTTGGGTTGGCAGCCTGCTTGTCTGCCTCTTCCACTGTCATGCGTCTGCCCTTTCTGATACCTAACGCCGTTTCAAGCTTTACGCAGTGTTCTGCCAGTGCTTTCTTTTCGTCGTCAGTCAGGTGTGCAGGCATTTCGGCTATCATGTCGTCAATGCGCTGCTGTGCCAGCTGTTCTGCACTGACCTGCTGCACAACGGCCTGCGCCTTAGCGGGTGCCTTGTAATAGGGGTGCTTTGGCGGGAACAGCTGCATCGTCTTACCAGCATTGTAGCGGAACATCTTTTGCTTAGCCTCTTCTGTGGCATCGTCACCCAGCTGCATGGCCGTGCTGCTGTCGCTGCGCTGGTATTTGCCTATGCGTACCTGTACGGCAGTGCAACGGCATCCCCAGCCGTTAGGCGGGTAGTATCTGTCCCAGAACGGATCGGAGGGCGGCAGCGTTGTGCCGTCAAGTGCCGCATGGTCAGCGCGTACCTTGTCGTCGCCAGCTGTACGGTACTGGAGGTCGTAGCGGTCGCCGTCTTTGGCTATATCGTTCCATTTAACGGCCATCTGTGAGGTGCCCAGTGCGTGCTTATATTCAGCATACAGCCAGTTTACGTTATACTTCTGGTGTATCTGCCTAACGTCGTCTCTGAACTGTTCAAACGGCTTAATGCTGCCGTCGTCTGTCACCATAGACAGGCCGACTTCACGCAGGGCGTGGAACGTCTTAAAGCCTGAAAAGATGAAGCCGTTATTTTCGAGCGCGTAGGCCAGTTCTGGCGGCACCTCATGGGGCAGGTGGCTGCTTACGCCACGGTTTATGCTGTTGGCCGTCTCTGTAATCAGGCGGCGTGCCTCTGGCGTTGTCATATCCTCTTCTGTGAAGCCGCCACGATCATAAATGGCTTTGGCAGCGTCGTCGAATGTCTGACCGTCAAAGTCAAAGGGTGGCTGTTCATCAGCAGCAAGCTGTAAGCCGTCGCCGTCGTAGAGAGACTCGAGTGCTATGTGGAAAGCCCCGTAACTTTTCCGCAGGCGTAAAGTCCGCGCGGGGCTTACTCGAAAAAACTGTCTGGCTGTGTCTTTGCCTCACGTTCGCCAGTAATCTGTATATTGTACTTGTCAATGAAGTACTGCGGGTCGACCTTGTAGTATTCGAGAATGATACGTTCCATTTCGCGCTGTTCAGAGGGGCTGAACGTGTCGGCATCGTTCCACTCGAAGCGCAGGCCGCCTACCTTGAAGCCGTGCATACGCATGAACGGCAGCAGCTTGTCATTGACGGTGTTTGCCAGCATGGTCTTATCGGCCTTTATGACATTCTCGAAGACTTCCAAGTGTGTCTC